CATTTTTAAACCTGGAACTTAATGATAAATCCATTTTGAATTCTCACCTCCTAAAGATGGGCACAAAAAAAGAGACCGCACCAACGCAGTCTCTAAAGAACACTGTTTAACCTTTTGAAAGGATCTTTTTTGCTAACTTCTCTGTGATAACCGTGTCCGGATGCAATTTCGCGTATTTCCGAATCGGCTCGTATAACCCGTCAGCCATCATCTGGCTACAGATTTTTATTTCTGTATTTCCGGTAACGAATAATGCCAGTTTTCCGAAAGGAATTCTTTTAAGCATACGGTACGTCTTCTTTTTCATGCTTTACCCTCCTAATATTTATAGTAATTGTTCAGGATTTGAGTGTCTGATAATTTGGAGTCCGAATGCTCTTTCCGATATTCCTGAATAATCTTTCTCTCGTCACGCTGCGTCTTCTGTTGTCCAGCAGCACGTACAAGTCCCATGGACGCCAAATACCCAGCACCAGCAGGTGCATATGTTTTTACTGTAAGATCTGCCATAGCAATGTTTTTACTACGCTTAATCTCCGTTTCACCAAGTTCTTTCACTCGATTCACGCTTACATTAGAACCAACATCAAAACCGATCATAGGTTTGCTTGATCTAAAACCGCTGAGTTCTTTATCATTTACATCAAGTATAGCACCATATCCTTTAGACTTCAATTTTTCATAAAATCCCTTGTTGACCTCTGACGATGTCGGCAAATTATGATCAACTAATGAAAGATTTAAAGCCTTATAAACTTTATCGTCTATCTTCCCTTTTTGGAGAGAGTCCAGCCCTTTAGCAATAGTGTCGTTCTGCTTTTTCAAGCCGTACCGGTTCTGCGAATTTAATAAGTGTGTTTCTAAATTTTTGGCATAGCTCTTATCCTCTTTAACTAATTCAGAAAGAGCATTCACTGCTGATTTTTCAGAAGCAACCTTAATACTTTTATTCACTCCTATTTTAGTCTCATACACTTTTCCTCTAGCTGACAACGTATCGCCATATAGACCCCTATACTTAGCATTATCCATACCCGTCATACTAAAGTAAAAAGCATCGGATACACCTCGATTGCTGTTGTTTGAAATGTTTTGTAATTCTTTTCCAGCCTTAATAACCTTATCGACATTTTTATCGTAATGTTTGTAGGCAACGTAAGCCGTCGCGGCTGCTATCGTAAGACCGGCCACAGCGGTGACAGCCTTCTCGGTTCGGTCTCGCTTATAAGCGGCAATGGCGGCTTCCTCTTGTGTCATTCCTTTCTTAACATATTCGTCTTCCAGTTTCTGTCGGTGTTTACTTTTGGATGTTTCCGAGTCAAGCTTCTCTTTAATTTTTTCATTTTTCACTTGCCTATTTGCCCAACTCAATTTAGCATTGGCTTTTTGAAGTTCAGCAGCATCCTTTGCAGAGTATGTTTTAGCATACCGTTTAGAAGCTTTCTGAACAGTATTCTTCGCTGCTTTCTGTTTCTGAACCGCACTCTCAACATCCGAACCATATCGTTTCTTTCCAGCGGCAGTAAGAGTTCCATTATAATTCTCATACCGTCGCACTCCCCATTTCATACCAAGAACACCGTGATGCGCTAAGTATTTATCCATTACTCTCCTTTCTTTTTACTCAAATGCTTCCCGATTTGCCTTGTAAGCGATATACGCATCCATCATTGCTGCAACGGCATCAATTTTTTGTTCATACCGCTTTTTCAGCAATTTACGGTTCCCGTTAGTATCCTCCAGGGTAATGCAGTTTCCCATAGCAAATGTCATCAAATCCTCATCAAACAGGAGCATTCGCTCTTCTGAAAGTTTCTTCAATTCGCCAAGTGGGACAGATTCTGTCTTTGCACCCTGGATAACTTTTTCTATTCCGAATGGTCCATTTTCACTCGCCCAACGTTCAACAAATTCCTTTGCATTGTATGGGTCATAACCAAAGCATCGTACATCGTAACCGCATTCAATAATGTGGTTATCCAAATCCTCATATACTTCCATCATGTCAAGAACCGTCCCTTCCAACACAATAAGACTTCCCTCTTTCATAAACTGATCGTATTTAATTCTCATTGCTGCTGGGAGTTTCATCAGAGTCGATGAGGAAATGTAGTTTCTGGTTTTGACGCCGAACGATCCGTTCGACAATGGGAATAAAAATGTGAATGCACAGAAATCGTCGCCTTGTGATAGATCAGCTCCCAAAGAACATGGCATCTGCCAATAATCTCGATGGCGATGTGGGAGAGTTTCTTCATATGTAAAGTAATATGTGTATCCCTCCATAGGAAGTCCGAAGCGCTTAGCCAAAATATCGTTTCGAGCTGCCGGAGCCTTTTCTGCTCTCTCAACGTCCAGCTGATAGGTTTCATAAGAAACAGTCTTTCCAAGGTTCGGATTTGCTTTCAACCATTTATCTGGATCGGCAACCTCATCAATAGAATCCAGCTTATACCACCAGATCGATACGTGCGGATTGATATAATCCCCTTTTAGAATGTCCATCAATTCCATTTTGATTGTATCGCCGGCACCGTTACGGACAGTGCCTTCCGAACTAATCGCAACGATGAGATAGTCATTGACCTTCGATGCGCCCTGTTCGATTGCTCCGATTACGTCTTCTCGAATGTCGCCAGAAAGCCACTCGTCCACCGTTGCCACTTTCAGCTGAAGTCCCTGAAGCTTATCGATTCGCATTGGACGAATTTCAAGAAGCGATCCAGTAAGGAAGTTTTCAATTCCTTTCTTCGTAGATGCCAATTTCATTCGATTTGCCTTCGACCCGGTTGTGTTCTGCAACGATCCTTCTGTGAGGAACTTATAGAAAGGTCCTCTTGATCTGGTAATAGCGGTTCGAATCGGTGACAGCACCTCTTCCGCCTGCTTCATCGTCGGGGCTGTGGTTATCTGATGTGTCGTTGTGACGTCAACATTCAAGAAGAAATTCTGCAAGCATGAGCCATACATTGACTTTGCGGCACCTCTGGCTACTATGAGATATTGCTTATTAACCAACCTTTTTCGGATAGACTTGGTGACATAATGTCCGCCGTGACCATCCTCATAAGGCTCATACACGCTTCTCTCAACAAAATAGTACCAACCGAAAATCTGCTCAGCCCAAACTTTAAATGTATCAAGCAGTTTCAAATCTGAACCGTCAGTTAAAGTAAGCTCATTCTCACAATAGCTGATAAAACCCTCTACTGCTTGATCATCGTAATAAATTCCCGGATTTGCGATGAGGTCATCGATTCGATTCATCTCCATCTCGATCTCTCTACATACCGGAATTTCGCCACGAATTACGGCATCACGAAACATGCCGTAGTATTTCGGGACGGCAGTGTTCGATAACGCCATTATTTTATTCTCCTACTTCTTTTTATTCGGGTTTGCAGCGATATACTGTGCAGCCTCTTTAAGGTTGAATTCCTTTGTCATTGCAGTCTTAACGGCATAGGTCATTGCGCCGGCCGCGGCCATAGTCAACGCTTTCTTTCCCGACGCAGAAAGAATTTCTGAAACATACTTTCTACCAGGTGCGATGTCATCTTCAGTAAGATTCTTCAACTCACGTTCTAATTTAAGTCTCTCAATCCTCTTCTTCAAATCAGCATCAGACATTGTTCGCCGATTCTTAACGGCAACCTTGCGTGCTGATACCTCATTCTTATCATCGGAAGACTTGGGGGAATGCCCCCTGGCCCTAGCAAGCTGTGCCTCTGACCTTCGAACTCCCCACCTCATTCCAAGAATTCCATGATGTGCTAAATAGGTGTTATTCATTTTGAATCTCCCTCCTTTGCGATATAGCTGGTAACACCACCGCTACTGTTTGACGTCTGGTAATACGGAACTTCGTGAATAACGAGGTCATCACTAAGAACTTTTCCAGATGTATCCAAAGTTTGAGTCTGATGGGCCTTTGGTGTAACTTCGTACGATCCAGAATAACGCTCAGGCTCATCCGGATCGGTGTCATCGTTTTCAGCAGCAACATTTAGACGCCATTCGTACTCACTGATTTGTGTTTTATAACACTCCAGCACGGCCGAACTAAGCGGCGGATCGAAAAGAAGTTTGACCTTCAAATGCATATAAGATTTGACAAGCATGTATTTGGATTCATCAGAAATGAAATCTTTCCATGTTGCACTCTTATCTTCGATCATGAAACCTTTGGATGGACCGACACCAAGCTGTGTAAGAATCGAGAACACAGAATTGATGTGCATGATCAAATCCGCATCGAAATGTTCATACTCCTCTGCGATTCCGAGTAATTTCTTGATTGATGTCAGTACACTATCTGTAATATTCATGATCGCACCTCCATCTAACAGAGTTTTATAAACTCGCTCATACAATACCCGCTGATACCGTCCCCAGTCTTTACTTTATAAAAACCGGAAACAGACTCATCGTCGCATACCTTCACAACTGTATCCGAGCCGATGATCCCTAAAGATCTGGATGCCTGCGTCGGGTCTTTGCGAATGTTTAAATTCATACAATTTACCACAACACCCATAAGTGGCTTCTTGTTTCCTTCCATAATTTTCCCTCCTAATGCCTCCATGGGCATGTATCATTTTTTCGTCGTTCATTTGAAACTGTTAAAAGTAGTTTCTCATCTCCATAATGTATAGCATTGTGGGTCGATAAAGTTGTTGCAATTAGATACTCTGGATTCAGAACCAAATCAGTCCGCAACAGTATGTCCTGCTGCCTTATTGGGTTCATATGATGAATAAGAATCTTTCCACGAATCTCGTAACCATCCAATCCAAGATCACATCCATTATCACGAATAATAATTTTTCTCCGAATGTCCTTCCATTCTTGAGAATTGTAAAATATCTGATTAAGGTATCTATCAAATCCGAATGTCTCTTCGCCAACTACTCCATCCAAACGAAGATACTCGTATCGTTCCTTAAAAGTTTGAAGCTGCAAGAGTTCTGAATAGCATCTAAGCATCATCCACCTCATCTCCATGACCGCTATAACCACGAAATGCTTTTAATGCATCCGCATACAGCTTCTCAGAATTTTCAATAGATTTTAGATTCTGGGTCTTCGCCTCTATCAGTTCCTTCTGTTTTTCCAAAATCTCTTTTTCGATTCTTTCTTTCGTCGAACCGAGCTTCAAATAATGAGTAATCACCTGCGACGAAGCGGTTCCCTCTCGTAACTGCTTTTCAGCCAAGTCAACAGCCAATGAAACAAGCTGATTCTCTCTTGCTTCTGGCGTTAATGCTGGACGCATCATCCTAGAAGACTCGGATTGCTTTGCTTTCCTCAAAGTTGATGCCTCCTTCCATTTAGTTGTTCGTTACTTCCGTAAAGGTTTTCACATACTTTTCCAATATTTAAAAGAGCCTACAAATCATGACAATGCTACTCAACGAAAGGAGAACTAACTTTGAGCCGATCCCACAGAAACCGTTGTCAAATATCATGAGTTATAGACCCTTGTAAACACTGGAACAGTTGAAAAGGCTCCCTAAAAATACCCTCCGGGGAAATTTTAAAGACCGCCGCGATATGGGTGGGGGTATGTTTTTTAGACACCCCCCCCTATACCCCTTTTTAGTTATATACTGGCGGTTTCGGCATATCAAAAGCCGATGAAATCACTTTTAGGAAGCTTTTTCTTTATGTTCATTTGTTTCCGATTTACTTGTAACCTTTCGATAGATGTTCTGGAAATCATAACGGATTATCTCGTCAATGGCTCGTTCTACTTCCTTATTGTTCTCTTCATCTGATAACTGATCCGATGTTCGAGCAATTCGACCAAGGTAAGCAGTTGTGTGATAACCTTTTTCCTCATCGAACATGAACCATTGAGTGAACTGTTCAAATGGATCATAAGGATTATCAAAAGTTGTAAGTGCAAACCTCATCTTACTTAGTTCACTCCTTTCCATTCAAATACTTAGAAACTGTCGACGAAGAAACCCCAAGAGCTTCCGCAATCTCTGAAGTGCTATAGCCAGATGCGCTAAGCGCAGCGATACGATTCTGTTTGGCTGTGCTCAGAGCAGTGCTTGCACGAGGGGTTGCTCTCTGACGAATAGTATCAGTATTCGTGTTATTCAGAATTTGTGTAAGCTTATTCTCAGAAATTGCTCCGGCCTGGATGGCTTCCCATTCTTTATCCGTAATTTCAATGTTAGATCTTTTGGCTCCTACAGAACTTCTTGCCTGTGCCAGAGCCTGCTGACTAGCCTTCTTAACTTCTGCTTTTGTCATATCCGGATTGTCTTTTCTTTTAGCCGCAACTGTAGCATTCGCCATTGTCTGAGCCTGTCTCTCTCTAGGAGCATTCGCCAAAGCCAAATCCAGCTTAGCATTTAAAGACTTTACTTCTTCAGAATAAGTCGCCTTAGCAGAAGCAGAGTAAGCGATTTTACCGGCACTCATCATCTCTCTACGAGCCTGGTTAGCTAAAGACTTCATAGAATTTGCATAGTCGGCATAAGCTTCTTCCTGGGGGGTACCCGAAGAAAGGGTACGGGCGTCTTTTGTGTCGGCCATCTTCGTACTCTTCTGAGTTCTCACCTGAATTTTTCCATTCTTATCGATATACTCTTCCTTAACAGACTTGTACGACAGAGAACCATCCTCATTGATTGTCGGAGAACCTTTTCTCTTAAGAACCTGTGTTTCAGATTTTGCTCTTGAAATGAGGGTAGATGCACCTTCATGATAACGACCTTCTGAATCCACATTTCCCTGATACTTCTTCTTAAGAGAAGCGATACCGTTATCGATTTCACTCTGCTTATAATCCAGTTTGTGTTTCTCGGCATCGATTACGACCATGCTGTGACGAACTGCCCTCGCTAATTCATCCTGTGTGGCTCCCTTCAAAGTCATATCAGTAATCAGATTCGATACTTTACCCATTTCTGTCTGAGTATTTCTCATAATCTTATACTCTTTACCATTACGATAATAATGATCTACGCCATCAGCATCCTTCTTAACTGTTCCACCATAAGCATCCTTGGTATCGAAACCTTCCAAACCTTTTAATGGAGAAGTGGAAGTAATCTTTACCTTACTCTTTGTGGAGTTGCAAGGAATTACCATTACGGTATCACCATCAAAGTCCGCTCCAGATAAACGGTCCGCATTCTTCTTATTGATACCGATTGCATCTGCTGGCGTGTTTCCGAGAACACTTTTTCCTTCAGCCAATTTATTGTTAACTTTCAGAATAGGAATCTCAAAAGTTCCGCCGTGCGGGTATCGGATCAAGGCAACCGTTTCTCCATCTTTGTAGTTTGGGGCATAGACCTCATTGTCTTTGATTGTCGTTAATGGAAGAATTACCTGATACTTCTGACGAGGCAATGCCGCTGCCTGTAAATGTACGGCGGCTGCATCACAATCATCAGCAAATGATTTCAATAGAGCCTTCTTTACTGTGGGATTTGTCAGCGAACAGATTTCATCATATTCTGCCTGCTTATCAGCTTTTGCCAAACCCAGCTGTTTTTTGATAAGTGTCAAACTCTGTTTAGAAAGGAACTGCGACGGAAGTGTCTTACTCCATTCGCCCCAATCGCCTTCTTCTGCTCTCTTATTGATCAGAGAAAGGGACTGTTTCTTTCCGGTTACAGGATCTGTATACTTACCTTTTGGATCATCGTAATAGCTCTGACCGCCATGCTCCTTAATCAGGGAACCAAACGGATTATCCGGGTCATCCTTAATTTTCTTAAGAACATCTTTGGCCGGAGTGCCAGACTTTTTATTAGTGTTGAAAATTACATCAACACCATCCGGCATGTTATCAGAATAAACAGCCATACCTTTAAGGTAGTGGGTTCCGTCTACCATAATACGAACCTGTGCATAGTGAGAATCACCTAAAGACAGGTCTTTCACACCTCTACGAAGTTCGATTACGCCATCTTTATCAACGCCACCCTGATCTGCATAACGGATCTGTAAGCGCTTTGAATCCATGCTGGCCGGATATTCAAAAGATTTCCTAAAAGACTCTCCATTGTCATAGGAGATATAATCTCTTACAGAATGGACATTTTCAAAATCATAAATATCTTTATGTTCGGTACCAGGCGGACAAATGACCTTGATATTGGTCTGCTTTCCAGGATTGGTAACCTGTGGAACGCCACCTCCATAAATCGGATATCCTTCCAGTTCCAACATATAAAGAGCCTGGTTAAGTTTTTCTTTTGACACGCCAAGCTCTCTTTCAACACCAGTTCCAACATCGATCATTCCTTTTTCTTCAATGAGTTTCCGCAGAACATCCGCAGTGGCCTTAGCCTGGTTCATTCTATTTTCAGAAGTTTCATTCAATAAAGAGCGAACCGATGAATCATTAGCGAATCCCATCTTATCGGCAATTTCATTTAAACTGTAACCCTTCTCACGAAGACCTTTTGCAGTTGCCACCTGGAGTGCACGACGCTCATCTTTAGCAAGGCTCATCTGAGTACGAAGCTGTGTAGTGGTCAAACCCATATTCTTAGCAATATCGGTTTCGCTCATTCCAGATTTTTTTAATTCCTGAACACGGCTAAGGAAATCACCACTATGCTGATACGGATTTTCTCCAGAACCATAAGGGTAACGCCCAGAACGCCGTGGCATACCATAATGCATTAAAATATCTTCCACAATGGAATTCATAGCTTACCCCTCCTGTTCTCTAATTTTCTTAATCACCTTATCAAAAGTAATAATTCTATCCATAATCGGAACGATGTCTTCAGCCGTCGGGTTGTGATACAGAATTTCATCATTCTGATAGATTCTCAATTCCATTTCAATATCTCCAGGTTTCACTTTATATTCCAAACAAAAATAAGCGGCATAAACCATAAGCTGCTCCATATGCGCAGGGATCTTTCCGGTCTTCAAATCATGAATTCTGAGCAATCCAGACCTATATGAGATTGCGTCTGCTGTCCCAAAGGCGTTTTCAGAATAAAATAATGTCTGCTCCGGTGTCATCTTAAATCCGATGGCATCGTTCACATACATATTCAATGTCTGTTTTGACTTTGGTAATTTCTGGTTAAGCGTAATACACTGTGCTGCGAATGCATGTAATACCGTTCCTTTTTGTGTGGCAAGGAAATTTCGATATGCTTCTGCAACTTTATCCTCACCATAATTTATCCAGTGATATTTACTGGCACCAAGAAAGGCGTGCTGTCCTTCAAGGTTCGAATGATTGTTGAAGTTCATCCAGTACCTCCTCTTTATTCTCTGGACATATAAATCTTGAAAACGACATCTGATTCATACGATCCACATAATATTCCTGATTCGGCTGCTTCTTTGCACCAGCGCTTTTTTTACATTCTAAGGAAGCCCATTTGTCTTTGTGAAGAACCAGCAAATCTGGAATTCCCTGAATGTAGGTCGGGTCATTTTTCATCACGATACAACCCGGAAATCTCTTTTTCAGTTCCTTGATCAAATTTGCCTGGAACTTATTTTCCAACATAAGTAGAGCCTCCTCTCAATTTTCTAAAAACACAAAAGAGAATGTGGTGTTTAATAAAATGCCTATTTATCCTCTCTCTTCATAAAAGGGCATGTTTTTTTCGCGCGCAAAAAAGAGCATAAAAAAAAGACAGAGACACGATTAAGCATCTCTGTCCAGATATGTAGTTGTCAACTGTTGTTTCTCAGATATCGGATCAGTATCCAAATTAACCATAACCCGCCAGTACACAATGTTAAAACCACATCAAGGATTAACCCGGCCGTGCTACGCTTTTTCTTTCCACCTTTACTCATCTATCGTTTCTCCTTTCTCAGCCTCTACAGCTTTTCGATCTTTCTTGAATATCTTTCCTAAACCGCTCTTAGCAGAATCCATAGTTTCAGAAACACTTTCTTTCAAGCGCTCTTTCTTTTCCTGCCTCTCAGCGGCTTTCTGTTCTTTTGCTTCTTGTTTAATGCGAATACCATCATCAAATATCTTTTGACTCTCTTCGATAACGTCGGCAGTTATATACCGAAGACAAATAGTTGTCCCGGTTTTAACCTTTGTACCTTGCTTAGGATTTGAGTCTATAACTTGAGTATCTTCGTAATCACGATATTTTGGATCTGCTTCTTTCATACGAAGCTTACTTTTTGAAACTTTCAATCCACATTCTGTCAATAATTCTTCTGCCTGTGCCAAGTCTATTGGAAAGCCCTTACGATATAATTCTGGAATGGTAACTTTCATATCTATTTTTTCAGTAGGTTTATTCCGCGCATTGTCTATTGCTTTTTCGACCAAAGGTGTAACCGCAGTAATCAGACCGCCAACGGCTCCGATTGCTCCTATGACACCCGAAATATTCTTATTTGATTTCGTTCCCATACAATCACCCTTTCCATACTCAAGTAGGAATTTAGGGCAAATAAAAAGTGCGCCCCAATTTGAGAGACGCACCGAAAAAGCGCATCTCTTATTGTTGCCACACAATCTCTTCGCCGTTCAAGGGTACGAGTAAAAGAGAATACACTTTTTACCAAAGTTATTCCCTCGAACGCGATTTTTCTTATTAGATTGTGTGGCTCTTATAGTATAGCATGAAGCACACCAAATGGAAAGTGGATTCTGTAGTAAGCTCCTATGCCGCAAGCATCTTAGCACGCTTTGCCATATCATCGTAAATCACCTTGGTTCCATCTTCTAAATATACGACAATGCTCATGTAATTGTACGGACGATAATCCTGAGCTTCTTTGGATAATCGCGGATACACCGACTTGAAATTATTGAAAATATCTTTCCATGTCACTTTACGCTTTATATTCACGACAAACCTCCTGTGACTTGGCGCAACGCTCCAAGCGGGTATCCACGATACATACCTCCAGCACCTGAATAAAAATCTCTAGGAACGGTATAACCAAGCATCAGATCATCAAAAGATTGATATGGCGGATTATCAACCCACAACCATCCTTGCGACATAAACATTTCACCGTTCGCTATCACATACGCACCCTTTGGAATATCCTTATCCATTCGTAAGTGATACGGAAAATGTTCGAATAACCAGTCCTCGATCAATTTCTTATCGTTGGTCATAAAATCACCTCTTTCTTGCTTCTTGTCAAAAACCCACTTTTATTCGCTAATTACTATATATATTTAAACTTTTTATCATAATAGTTTTGTATTAAAAGCGGGAAAGTGGGCAGAAAGCCCGCAAACCCGCATAAATACTGGGTTTTTACTGGTCAAATCCGAGTTTTTAAAAGTGGGCAAAACCGGGCAAATGGCCAGAAATTTGACCAAAATTCATAAATTTTATCCAAATCAACACCAATTTTTCAGCTCTGGTCAAAAATATCCGGGCTTTGGTCAAATCCTAAAACCCAAAAGTGGGCAGAAAAATGACCTGCTACTACAAAGATTTTTAACCTAGATTAGCTGAAATCAGTCAGAAATTCCGCCTCTGATACGGTAAATTTCGTCTTCCGACCGGCTTATAAGCGTACGTAGACATCTTAGAATCCGGCAAACGTCTGTGGGATTTACACTTCCAAACGATATGAATTTTCCGTTTCTCTTCACTCTGCTCGATTTGTCCTGAAATAGAATTCAACGCCTCCGCCAATTTTTTCAGTGGTTCCATAGCCTTAACCCAAGCTTCAGATAATGCTGCACATGCTTTCTGTAACTCTTCTACTGTCATAATCATATCTCCTTTACATCATAAACACGACTTAATGATACTTTAGTGATTTTGCCGTCCTTTTGAACCATTGCATAGTCTCCGCTCCAAAATCCAGTCCCGATCTGTAATAATTCATAAATATCGGTATTTAATTCACATTTACTGCAATCATCAACCACATTAAACATTTCCTGAGTTGCAACGCAAGCAGAACAGATTGAGCGATCAGGTCTTACCTTACAGATTTTCATCTCACCTACCTCCAAACCTTTCCCGTTCTCTTATCCTTCAGCACAACTCGTCCCTCGATATGGAAATCTGCCAATTCACAAAGTGAAAACAGAGTGTTCAGTAACTGATGAAACCTCACATCGTCCTTGTCCTGTTCCTGCTCCACGTTCTTAATCGCGTTATAAGCTGTCGGGTCGTTGTAACCCTCTGCGTTTTTTCTGTCGTCCTTAGCTGTCATCTCTACCTCCCCATCTCATAGAATCGCCCATCCACATTGCAGCATTCATAACAGATAAAACAATATATCCGCCTAAAACAAGAATAGCTGCCAAGATGATAATTCCTAAAATTAAATATCCCATTTACTTACCCTCCACTTCTTCTAATCGCACGCCACCATATATCCAAAGATCTTCTTTGAGCTTGTCCATGTCTAACTCATCGTTTTGCCACTTTTCATAATATTCGAGAACATGCTCTGTAAACTTCGGAATCCGCTTTGCATATGTCTTCGTCCAATAATGATCCATCAACACTTCAAGCGGCAGAGTAAGCAGAAGAATCATTGCCTTATTGATAGCATCATTCGTAGCCTCCTGCTTAACTCTATCCAGTTCACCAGATATCTTTTCTCGAACCAGGGCATCTAACTGAGCTCTTGTCAGATTGTATGTAGCGGTTTTAGATTTCTGCTCGCACTTCTGTGCCCTTCTCCTTTCAGCCCGGCTCATATAGCCGCCTCCTTAATTCATAATGCAATTCTCTCTTGATACAAATAGTAAAACACCCAACATTAGAGTAAATAAAAAGAACGTTGCATCCCATTCAATCGGGATTGTCAACGCTCCAAGTACAATGAATACCATTCCGTATATCTTGTTCTTAATTAAGTCCCTTCTCAACATTGTCTTTCTCCTCTTTTGACTTTGCGATGCCAGCTGCTACAGAATCCATTTTTATCATAGTCCCAGCTTCTCGGAACCGTCCATATGCTCTGGCTGTAGCACAGTGCTCAATACACTTCATAACCCTGTCGATCAGTGCATAGAGGCATACATAGGCAATAAGAAACATAATGATAAGCTGCATAACTGTAAAATTCATAAATTTAATCCTCCGTTTTTCTTTTATAAATATAACCTTTGCTACTATTTCTAACCGCTCCCTGTAAGGCGTTAATTGAATTATCATCCAATCCGCCTGCGTTCATAATCAACTCTGAATACGGAAGTTCTTCAATCCATTTACAGAAATCACGCCACTCGTCCAGCTTATGTCCTCGACGACTCTTATAAATATTCGCCAGAACCTCATAATTCATCATGACATTACGAGTCTGATTATAGCTGCTCGGGAGAAGCTGAATCATCTGCCACCATACTTGTTTATCCTTTGAATCATAATTCTCGCCTTTGTATTCTCCGCCATTCAAATATAACTTTCTAGCCACATTTAAAATATCAATGATATCCCATAAAGAGCTAGTTCCAATACGATTAAGATGCTCACAGCTAAAATCGTCCAGCGTAAACTCCTTAGCCGCAATCTTATGCATGGTACTGCAACTATTAGCGACTGTTCCGACTTTGTAAGTATCGAATTCTTTCCACCAATATAAAGGTGCGGTAATCCTCACATACACCGACATCATTCTCATGAACTTTCTATGATCTGTACCAGCATTAGTTAAACGCTGCATGAGTGAATGATCGTTTTCGCCAAGATCAAACCCAACAATATCGTATCCAGAGGTTTCATATTCGCTATCGCTCTTCTCCCATGAATTCATAGGATTACGCATACCTTCAATAATAAACTCCATCTGCTCTGGACTTGCCAGAACTACATGCTCTAATTTAATCATTTTTATTCTCCTTTCGAAATATCCAGACCCCCACCAATCTGGATTATTATGCTTCCTGAGTCCAGCATAGCCCACTTTTTAATTACTCTTCTTCCTTCTCATAAGGAATCTGGATTACATCTCCACCGGGAACAGTGACCGACTGCATAAGCTGACCAGTTTCCTCATCAAAGTAAATGTTATCCATGGCGTGATCCCACTCTTCGAACTGCTCAGCGATGTTTCTACCCTTTTCTTTTCGCATGTTGATAAGCTCATCATGAACTACACGTCTCCAGGATCTGGCAATCTCCATACGGCTCTGAGCAAGAATGTTGTACAGACCGTTCTCAGTCACAAAGTTGACGGAACGTCTCTGGCCTGCTACTACTAAAGGTAGTTTCAGCTTTTCGTCCTCTTCGCACATTTCAAGCATTCTCCACTCGTTACCACTGCTGTAGCCGATGGCATTACTGATATCTTTTGCCTTGAACAGCGGAGCATCAAGGTCCCCATACACATTAAGGCGCTTTCCTCCAAACGAAATACTTCCAGCAATTTTAATCTCTTTACTCATCTCTGTTTATTCCTTTCTCTTTGTAATTTAACATCCATAGCCTTCTGCAATTCTTCCGATGTAATATCAAAAATGGACTTAAGGAATTCCAGACAAATATAAGCATCTGCCATCTCTTCCAAAAGTCCAATTCGGTTATCATACCCTCGAATCTGTTTACTGATCGCTTGTGTAAGTTCTGCGAATTCTTCCATAGCAATCGTACACTTTAATTTCCACGGCTGACTCTCAACACTTTTTCTGATGATTCTCCGCCGCTCTTTATCCGACAACTCAACATTGCTTTTCATGCACTGGATAAATCTATTTCGATCCATTGGTGCCATCACCGCCTTTTTATTATATTGGTTGTAAAACCGGCAGCGCATAATTTTGCATTCATATCAAGAATATTGTTAACATAAATATATTCTTGATTACTCATTCGATACCTTCTTTTTAACTCATCGAATGTAACGGTATCACCATCCCCAAGAAGTGCTTTTAAATTCATAGCAAATGTTTTACCATTTCCGCGACCATTCGGGAAGGAATCAAGTTCGCCTTTTAAATATTTCTTTTGCCAATCATGCAATTCGAATCCAAATGCTTCTTTAATTCCTTTAAAATCGCTAGATAACAAATCATCCCACTGAACCTTCATTTTTCTTTTTACATATTCGGATTCATCAATCTCAGCAAAGCCATTCGGAGCTTCTTTGAAATATCTGTTGATTTCAACCTTGTCCATAGACGGGGTGATTACATACAGAATTCCGACAGTATCATAATCGCCATTCTTAGGATCTGTAAGGAAATCCTCGGTATATACTTTATATGCTCTATCAGACGGCATATACGGCATAGTAATCGGATACAGTTCGCCCATGACAGAATCGATCAGTCCGCTGTGATATGATACATTCGGATTTTCAATATTTACGCCATGGTACCGATTTACGTCATTATACTCGACAGTACCATCTTCTTTTACTTTTTTGAATAATGAACTCATCCGCTTAGACTGATACTCTTTGGAGCCATCTTTTCTTTCGAAATTGCATTTATTCCATCCATCATCTGTATCCTCAATCGGAAGAAGTGGTTTATTATCGATGAGACGATTCAGAATAGCCTTAGTCAACCCAATACTGAATCCAGAATGACCGTCTTCACACAGAGAATTAAAGGCTTTCAGTGCGCTTTCGTAGCAAGCACAACCATAATCCCATTCTCCGTCTTTTCGGTCCGGTTTTTCACGGCGGCAGGCAATAGCTACCTCATTTTCAGCCCAACGCTCCATACTTGATCTCTCGCGGCAGGAATTGATAGAACGATTTCTGTCGTCTATGTACTCATTTGCAAATATCTTTCTGCAATTTCCACCAAATGCTTCCACGATTTCCGGAAGGTTATCATTTACAGCATCAAAGATCAGTCCGTACTTTTTACACCACTCTACGGCATCTTGGGTCTGCTCTTCATTTCTGGATGTCCAGAGAATCAACTTTTCTCCGTTAGTCTGTCTCTTTTTCAGATACTCGATGAGCTCCTCGTTCGGCATACCAATCTCCGGCCATTTGTTCTCACATAAAGTTCCATCAAAATCTACTGCAATAATGTTCTGTTTCATTTCTTTTTCTCCTTCCTTGTGTCACCATGAATCTCGTTCAACTGTGCCAAATAATCACTTTGCTCATCACAAAATATAATCTCATCTGGCTGGACTCTCCTCACGCAATCAGCGAACTCTACAATACCAAATACTTGCGAGCCGATCTCAGAAGGTATAAGCCTTACTTCATCTATTATTGGACGTGTATACTGCTCTTCCCATAAATGAAAAATCCCGTATTTGCCATTCACTTTACAAAGTCGAGTTTTGTGTTTAATCTCGATTTCTGCATTCATCACAGTTTCGTTTCCTTTCATGATTTGTCTTTAATAATCCCGATAAATTCCACTCGCTCTTCTGCCAGACTTACGAAATACCTTTTTCCCTTATAATCGACGATGTCACCCTCGTACTTATAGTTCTTGTCCGGCTCCGAAGCATACGCTAAGATGTTTATTTTTGTCGTTCTATTCATAGCTCCTCCAAATATCAAGCTCCAGGTTGCATGGCTGATTGATCCGCATACTGCAATGCCTGAAGTTTTTTCTTCATATTGTCTAAAATATACTCGACTGTGATTTTCGTTGTCTGCGCCAGTTTTATATACTTAGAATGTTCCTCGTACCACTTGAATATCTCATAGAGATTTCCACTCTGCCAACTGAATGACCACCAATCGCAAATCATCTCGATGATGTAATCGTATGGCATTTCCAAAATGGTCTCCAGTTCGCCATCTTCCATATCATCATGAATAAGAATCCAGTGCTGCCAATGATGAGGATTTCTGTGAATATGAAGTAACCATGCTCGCTGATATCGCTGTACAACCTCATAAGAGCGATTATTTCCATAGAAATACGCATCGTATGCCTCATACTCATCCGGTTCGTTTTTAGACTGATCATGAGCAAATTCTGTATTCCACCCGGCGGTTAGGGTGTTTGTCATAAGTCCCGGTAAATTTTCAGAAAGCCAGTCGAACCCCCTTTTCACATTAGCTCGATGCCTAGCTAAATATTGATCGTATTGAAAACTCACTTTTGACCCTCCTTCTTTTTCTTTGTTACCAGCTTTTCATAAAGTTCTCTCGCTTCATCTCCCTGGAAAGCATTGATAATCTCGACAGACTGGTTCATTCGTTTTCTTCCTACAACCATTACTCCAGTGTCATTTTTGTTTGAAAAATCAACACTAACTAAGATACTATCTACCATTTTCAGCCTCCTTCCAGTAAATAGGTTTATCCGAATTTGCGTTCATCGGTTCTGCCAAACAGTCATTACAAGGATCAAATTTTTCTTCGAGATCCTTATGTTCGCAGGTTTTGCAATAGGTTTTGAAATCAACCTCTTTGTAAATATTTTCCATTGGACACCTCACATGTAATATCTTAACAAAATTGCATATAATCTTTGTTGATAGTCACACTCTATTAGCAGACTGTAAAAATCTTCCGCAGACATACTTTTCAACTTGATCGATAAAATTTTTAAAAATATCCACAGATTATAAATCATTGTCTCCACTTAACAAACCTCGTTTCATTAAATGTTTTCTTATCCTTCAATGCTTTACTGATGGCAAGATCAATACCAGACCTGGATTTCAAATGGTAGTAATACAGATCCGTATATGGTGTATTCATCCTGTCTATTCGACCAGCAGACTGTGCCATGATCTTATACGAATAATTCTGAGAATAGAATATAATCGTGTCCGTCGTAATACAGTTCCATCCTTCAGCCCCAGCATTGTACTGAACTAAATATACCCATGTATCGCTAGTCGGCACTGGCTGATGTTTGTGGCCGTTCCACTCTCCGACTTCATATCCAGAGAATATCTCTTTCAGAAGATCAAGCTCATAATCGAAATTGTAGAATATAATCGCTTTCGGATGCTTCTCCACAATTTCGAGTAAAGCTATTTGTCTGGACTGATCTGTATTTACAATTTTTCTCCACACATAGCACAGACCGGCAGCATTGATAATTGGTTCTTTTTTAAACGGGTCCCATCTGGTTTTTCCGACATCTTTATACATTTCGATATTGTACTTGACATAAATATCCTCATGGTGCGAAACTGTCTGGCGCTTAAAATCCATATTCACCAAGATTTTGTTTCGCAATCGAATCAATCTACCAGTATTCAAATATCGGTCAACTTTAGGAAATTTGCTGAAGCGACTATAGACTATATGCTCTCTTGTAAATTCGCTTCGGTTTTTATAAAATCCGTTAGCCACAAACACCGGAATATAATCCTGCCACGTATCACCAGGAGTTGCGGATAGTAATATCCACTCATTTACCTTGGCGATTTTCAAAAATGCTTTAACCCATGTTCCAGAGCCTATGACACGCTGCTCATCGAATATAAAGAAAGCATCTTTGACATCTGCATACTTCTTGATGTTGTTCCAGGAATCAATCACAACCTTATTGGTATATAAATTTTCTTTCTTATCTGTTGATAATAGAAATGGCGAGAGTTCTTCTTCCCATTCAAAGGTATCTCGTTTTCTGGCAGTTGTGATTATGTACAAATCCTTAATGTTCACATCATCCATAGGAACATACTCATCCGTTCCAAGTTCTCCACCGTTTCGAACATAATAGTAGGCCAGCGAAGTTCTGGATTTTCCACTACCAACACCGCCACAAAGTATGCAGCCGTTTCGCATTTGCCGTACAGCATCTTCCTGATAGTCCCGTAATTCTACGCCAGCCATCACACACCTTTCGTGACGAATCCATCTTCTGCCTCAACTTCATAGCCGTCGCCCTCCAGATCTGCTTTTGGACCATACAAGAGCATACAAGTCGTGATAGTTTCATCGCTCTGATTCTCTGAATGATAAAATTCATACAGGCAGTCCAGCACTTTTTTAGTAATAGATAATTTACGACAATCGTACACAACCTCGCTTACATCAGAAATCCCAAGGATTTTAGCAACGTTGTCATAAAGCTCGCTAATGCCGCACGTACACTGCTCTTTTGGAATAGAATATCTTTTCTTCATTCGTCATCACCCTTTCCAAATAACTTGTTAATCTGACGGAGCATTCTTCTTGTACTCCATACATCTGAGAAATACATAGGCGTATACCAATAATTTTCAGATGAATCGTCCGTAGACATTGGGTCAGTTATTGAGTTACCTATTTTTATAAATCCAGCTAATCCAAGAAGCGAGATTTGGATATAACACATCAGACCAACAATCTCATCAACGTCTTGTGCAACTACTAAAATATGATTCTGGTAGTCCCTCGGTGGATCACAACGCTCAAGCTGCTTTCGTATCACATGCACACCAGCAATCAAAGTTGCTCCAGCACCGCAGCATGGATCGTTAATCGAAATATAACCATACTGCTCTATCTTTTCTAAAGCATCAGTCGCTACCACTTCGGCCATAAGTTCACACACATGATATGGCGTGAAGAATTGACCTGCCGAACGGATTCCAAGATCCAGCCGCATAAACATTTTTCCGAGGAAATCCTGTTCCTGGTTCTGGTCCAGTGCCATGATCGTGTATGCTGCTAATTCTGGAAATATAGCCTGCTCTTCTTCAGAATACTGACGAATAATTTTCAAATATCGTTTCTCTCTTTTATCGTAGTTTCCCTTGTCCAAAACATTCGAGATGGAACATGCGTGAAGTAAAATATAATCTCTCCACACGTCCCATGCTCGATGTCTGTATGTAAGTTTCTGAAAAGATTTTAAGAATTTATCCTCCCAGTCAATTTTCGGTTCAGATTTCGTAGTTAATTCCGGTGGTTTCTCATCCTTCTTTTTCGTTTCACCGAAAGTTGGTTGCCACTTAGGTGGCGGTTCTTTTGCTTTGAATGCTTTAGGTACCGTAGTCTTGATCTGTGGTTTCGACTTCGGTTTTTTCTTATTCCAAAACATAATTTTTCTCCTTTCATAAAGTAAGAGTGCCGGCTTTGACACCGACACCCTCAAAATATGATTTATGCGAACGGCGGCTCCTCTTCATCCGCATATTTCTCAGCAAACACATCCTCTTCAATCGTGACATACATGGTCTTCAGATATGCCTTGATACCGGATTTTCCGTTTACTTCCCACTTTGACGGGCTGATGACCAGATCAACATTTCTGATCTCAGCATAGTCAAGAGAAGATACAGACTCCTCATCCAGCTTTGTTTTAGCTCTTCTGGTAACCATATATACATTCGGCGGAATATTATCGAACCGAACAGCTACCTGAATATAGTGAAGAGGAGCTTCATCCTCGTCTCTCGGCGGAAGGATTCTCACATTCCATCCGTCTTCGCCAAGTTTCTGTGCCTGATCTACGTCCTGGATCACAACACAGAAATTACGGTTGCCAGCTCTGTTGTACTTAGTCTCCTCTCCTCTGAAATTTCTGAACATAATACGAGCATTTTCAATAATCAGCTCATTTACATTTGCTCTTGCCATGATTAGATTCTCCTTTATTTTTTTTTCTAATTTTCCGGTGGATTCATTGCGTGCCTCATCACAATATCCGAAATATCGTAATCAAGGTCACAATCCATATGGAAGTTATCGTTGTTGAAATGCGGGCAGTCGAAGCATGTCCGATACTTATCCTCTCCGCAAGGCATCGCCCATGGAACTACATAATCAACATCAGCGTCATTTGCACCAAGCTCTGGAATATACGGATCATCAGACACAAACCACTCGAAGTCACCGTACTGCGAAATAGTTTTTACAGCCTCGTCAACCAGCTTGTCGTAGTAGGATCGGTCAATGCCGTCTTCCTTTCCAAGTTCTTTGACCATTTCCGATTCCATCCAACGATAACCTTTGGAACCAGTTGCAGCATAGTAACGACCATCTTTTTCTCTCATTAGAAGTCCAGCCCCATATCCATCTTTCATCGGACAGAACTGACCAACCTTTCCAATAAAGTGATAGTCATGTCCTTTTTCGATCAATGGCGTAAGCTTCTGGCATGTGGTTTCAAAAGTTGTGTCAGATAACAGTCCTTTCTTAAAGTCACTCTCTGCCTTGCTGAATTCTTTTTCTTCCTTACTGACATCTGGTAACTCCTCATTCAGATCCAAATATAAAGAGCTGCTCACAGATTTGGTTTCGCACATATCTTCAAATGTGATTTCTTCTTTGCTGAACAGCTTCTTGAATACATATGGAATCTGGAACTGAGTACCTGTCGCAGTCCATTTTCCGCCTTTCTTTTTGTTGTCGCCAGGAACGTAACCATACATCTTCTGGCATTCTTCTGCTGATTTGTACTTTGCGATATATACGGCATCGTTTACCAAGCACATACGATCGTATGTAGCCTCGTGTTCAAATGTGTATCCATATCTCTCGCCAAAATCCATAACAAACTGAATAATCTCCGGCGTTGCATCCGGGATCTTAATAGAGTCTGTCTTAATATGAGCAACCTGGAATCCACGTTTCAGAACCTCATTCTTAAGATCGATCATGAATAATGCTCCACGTTTTGCCACGATGTTATCGATGTTTCTTGGATCACGGAACGGATTATCAAAGGACGCAGATGTAAGACCGTATACTGAATTGATAGCTGTCTTCAGTGCATTAGCGAGATCCTTTGATGTCATTTTACCGTCGATAACTCTCTGAATATACGGAGTAAGCTTGCCATCCAGCATGGTATTAACAATATCCCAAGCCTCATGCTTAATACTTACACGACCCTCAACAATATCAAGGAATGCCTTCGTGAATCTCGGTCCGAACAGAACCTCAGCAATGGCACTATGCGGATGCATTGACGAAACGTCAAGAAGTGCTACATTTCCATACATTCCCGGAACGCCCTGAGCAAATCCGCCCTCGCCCACTTCCTCTCCACGATATGTGGATTTTCCATGGTCAAATACATACCCAGGAAAATATGGAAGAATGCTGTGAGCTTCGAATGGAACTTCATCCTTATCGTTGTACTTCCAACCGTAGTGTGGCTCTTCCATCATCTTAGGGCAGGCTTTCTTAAGGAAGTCCATACTCTCTTTATCCAGCGACTCTACCGGCTCTGCCAGATTTCTATAATGGAATTCTGACTGCGGTTTCCTGTTGGTTCCAAATATAATTCTGGTTGTAAGAGAGTTTGTAGTATCATTAACAGTCATCTCTGCTAAATCTGCCAGAATCTGTCGTGCTGTCCAGTCAGCCTCAAGATAATTAAAGGCCGCCTCAGTAGCAATAACATCGTTATCGCAATACTCAGCGACCTTAATCCAAAGCTCTTCCGGAACCGGTTGATCCCAAGGAAGACCAAGCTCCTGGTGATGCGTTCCAGCTTTGATAATTCTTATTTTTTCATCGGAGAATCCTTTTTTCTTGAGATCGTCATCGGTAAGGTTTCCCATCTCGATTTCTAATTTCTTAAGACTTTTCTTATTACCAGCCGAAGCGAAATCGTACACATCCGTATAGGATACGTTATATGCCTCTCCAAAGAAACAGTTTGGACTTCCGTTAATGATTTTCTGCGAAAGGTTATAGAGCTGTTCGTTTGTATAACCCATTAACCTTGCATACAGAATATGGTTATCATATCTCCGACAGTTGAAGCCAACCAGTCTGAACCGCATCAGTTCCTCGATCTCACTCGGAGACGGGTTAATCATTCTTACAACAGGCTTTCCCTCGCCCTCGATTTTCCAGTTTACAAGGAATAAGTTTGGAAAAACCTCAATATCATAGAATACCAGCTTTGCGTCATCATTTTTAACCGCTGTGGACGGATCTGCGGATTTAAACTGCATTTTGTTGACCAACTTAATACAGTAATCTGCCTGATGAGTGCTATTCGCTGCAAATGCTAATACTGCATTGCGCATGTCTGTAACGTCGTACTTCAAATCGCTTCCATACGCATCTTCCAGTATCTTGTAGATAAAATCGATACTGGGCTTAGTTCCCGGATGTATCTCTTTATTAAGATTCCGTTTAATCAGTGTTCTAAGCCCTTTCTCGCTCTTAATCGCTTCAAAATTTACCATTTTTTGTTCTCCTTTCAGCGGTAAACCGGAGCTAATTGTTGCGATAGGCAAATGGTTACACTTTGACAGCATACGCCGCAATGAGCTTTTGCCTGTGAACACCTTAACTTCAACATGGTCGTCATACACTCTGCTAAGCTGTGTCGGATCGCCGGTATAAATATAATGAAGATGTATACCTTGTCCAGATTTACTAAGCTCAGCATAGGTCGGCGGCCACTTACTTGCTTCTGCTAAATTCTTTTCAAATGACTTGTTTCCAGATTCGTCTGGAATGTCAAAGTCGATCACAATATGATTCTCTGGAACTTTCACATAATGAAGTTTTTTCGTATCAATTCCAGATAATTTCGTGCGAACAGAATCCCATTTTTTCTGAGGTGTTTCGTTTTCCGAAGCATACTGCGCGGGGCATTCCGAACACACATCATCAAATATAGATTTAGTGCTATCGAATTGGATCAGTGCCGGTTTGACTACTTCCGGCTTTTCCTCTACAGTCTCCTCTTCAAATTTTTCTGTTCTGAACCCAATGTAATAACTTCTAACACGGGTTCCATCATCCAGATTGAACCGTTCCTGAAAATCATGAAAATAGTTTTTAAGTTCCTCTTTAAATACCCTCTGCGAGAACGGGAATCCAACCTTGGCATCGTCACAGTAAGTTTTGTACATCTCCCATGCAGCTTTCAGAGTTGTCCCGTTTTCTTTCTTAAATACATGGTACGAATCGATGATAAAGTTGTAAAAATCATTAGATGCTCCAAGCATCGTGATCGGAATATAATCGTCATAACGACCGGGATTGCTCAAATATACTTCCTGGCAATGATAAGCGATAGCTCCCAACTCGAATTCTACCTGCTTCACAATCGTTTTGTACTCTTTTGGATTCAACTTATTTCCAGACGGCGATACATCGATCAGTCTTCGAATCAGACCAGACTTCGCATCTGTAATCTTGACCGGCTTATTCGTTCCCATAAACAGGAAACATTTGAACCGGTTTGAGTATGTGGATTTGAATTTTTCATTCACAGTCATCAACTCATGAGATACTAAACTGTTTAATCTAGTGTTGTCCTCAATTCTCGACAAATCGCCATCGTGTTGAATAGCAACCAGAGGGTTTGTTTTAAATGCTTCCAATGCAAATGAATTGCTGGAAGATCCAAGTGCTTTTGCGTCAAATACAGAATAGTATCCGTCGAAAAGCTGCTGAATAATGTTAAGAACTGTGGATTTACCTGTTCCAGCAGCTCCGTATAAAACCATAAATTTTTGCAGTTTTTTGGATTCTCCAGATACGATTGACCCTATAGCCCATTCAATTTTTGTCCGCTCTTCTTCTGAATATAAAGTAGACATCAATTTCTCATAGGCAGACAAATCGCCAGCTTCAAGCGGGTAATTCAACTTTTTGCTGGCGTAGTCTTTTTTATTAGTTTCTGTATTGGAAAATATAAGTTTGTCGTCCAACGTATGAAAGCTGTCCCTCATCTGTTTCTGACAATACTTATGCCATGAGTCGATCATACCCGACTCGGCATCCCACATATGCAGGACTTTAATATCGGAGTTAAAACGCTGGCGGTTCTCCTCAGCATATCTATCCAGTTCGCGGTCAATGAGCTGCAAGGCATCTTGCTCGTCCGTAGACCATAAACCACGTTCCTCAATCCAGATAGCATAGAAATCACCACCTCGAATCATTAGATCAGTGCTTTTTTTAATAATGAACTTTGGATAGATTTCTATTACTCCACGTTTCGTTGAACGTGTTGAAATCACCATAAAGTCGATCATCGCATTTTTTACTCTCCTTCCGGACGCTTAAGTTCCTCAATTTCCTTTTCCAGTTTTCTGATGCGCAATGCCTGATCCTTCTGCTCGATTTTCATAACAACCAGATTTGCAGTTGTCAAGGCAGCAAAGATTGTAATCTGTTTATTGAAGCTCCGCTGTTTACTGACTGCCCTTGTGACAACATCCAGTCTTTTTTCCGATGACCGTAAACTGCTGAAAATATAAGTAAGCATTTCACCCATTATTTCTTACCTCCTTTTAATCCATTCATGAAGCTTTCAACAGTCTCAAACCGCCAATTTCCTTCATTGTTGAATGTAAATATAAATTCCTGATGGTTCTTCTGACGGATGCGAATACTGTTCTTTCCGTTCTGGAACCAGCTTTCCACTTTATCCCCAGCATACTGAGGAAAATATAACTCGAACCACTTATATACTTCGCTATGGCCCATAACGTCCTCCTATCTGACATTGTCGAGATACCAGTTAGCTTGATACCAGATCTCAATATCTCTCATGTCATATCTGCAATGCTCGATTGTGAATAAACCACCCTTGCCATCCCGTTCGTAGTCACGATTAAGGAATCGCCGAATAACATCGATGGCATAAGCCTTGTCAAATTTGGAATCATCCATAGAACCTAAGCCAAGACTCACGATCATATCCCAAAACCACTGACCGGTTCGATTACCGATGTCCGGATCATCCATGATGTGCTCTTCTAAGCGTATAGCAAGGGCAATAATCATTTCTAAAACACTGCACGGACGATTATCCAAATAACTTGCAATCATATTATCCCGGTATCCTTGCTCGTTTCCGAATCTATATCGAAGATCAATCCCATCGTCATAGCGGTTGCCATCAAGAGCAATCGTATACGTGAAATCTGTATCGTGAAGCAAAGATAACAACTTACGATACGACAAACCTCGCGAATATTCATCGTCACATACGAGCTGGTACATCCAGTCAAAATATGCATTGTTCAGCTCATCCCGTGTCATCATACCTCCATCTGATGCGGCATATCTTCAACCACTTCAGAATAGGTCCTCTGATCAAGGAGAATTTCATAATCGCACTTTCTTGCATCATTACGAACAAAGACAGAATCGTCCTCATACTCTCCAAAATGATTCAAAGAATCAATTCCAACAGCATCTTCCACATCCTCAATTACTTCATCATTTTCATCAGCCAACACACCATCTGCATAGTAGGTAAGACTGATCTGCTCATGCTCTTCATTATCGCCAAATTGCTCCGGCGGAATCACATACGGACCGGCTTCAGAAACAGGCTTTTCTTCCTCATCTGACCCAAAATCGGAATATCTGGTATACCCTTCTTTTTCCAATCGCCTTGCATACTCTTTGAGATCCGGTTTTTCTTTGTCTGCATCTTTAATACCTTCAGCAACAGTCTTTTTTACAGACTGATCTTTTAATTCCTGCTCACGTCTTAAGAAAACCTCCTTTACAGAGTCAATTTCTTCCTGCGCAAGAGCTTCGTATTTATCTTTAAGCAGATACCATGTCACTACCGAACCAGTCACAGTGCCGATGATAAATGCCAAAGAAAACAGAGCTTTATTACTCATCTTCGTCCTCCTCATTCTGAATTGTCATAACAGTGAGAGCAAGCCCACCAAAAAGTAAAGAGGCACTCAAAAGAATGCCTCCTGTGATATGTCTTTTTCTCTTAGTATCCAGTATGTAATCCATCATGGATATAAAATTTCCAATGCCATCCATCAGTGATGCTCCTTTCCGCCCATAAGAACGGCTAGACCACTAACAAAGCAAATGCCAGCAAATGCTGAAAATGTTAATCCCATGAAACCTGTCATAGTTTAGGACTCCTTTCTATTCATAACTTGAAAAATAATGATTACCTACTTGAAACATTGGCGTTCCGTATTTTCCATATCCGCCAGCCGTGAAGAATATCGTATCCACATTGGTTCTGGATTGCAGTTCCTCTTCAACTAACTGGCAAATATCATCGTCCACAAAACACTTATCAACTCTCCCATTCCACATGGATGAAAACTGATTTGCCTGATATATAACGCCATGCACCGTATCCGGGAAATATACAGAATCTACACGATTCAAGATGGTATCGATCACTAATCGCTTTCCTTCCTCGCATTCGCCCTCAGCTTCTGCCATAGTTACAAGAGCGATTAGCTCAATATCTTCCTGCGGCAATAGCGTATCCTCCACATACTCTTCGATTTCAACTGCCGACACCGTTTCCTCTAAGGGTTGCTCAGAAATAATTACAATAGGATCAATAGGTTCAGCTTTTAAAGTCGGCTGCATTTCGATATACTCGTACTGATTTACCAGTTCTGCTGAGCAGACAAAACCTGTGCAAATAATCGCAAATACGCAAAGAGTAGGAAGGATTACCATACGAATACAATTTCGCATATGTATCCTCCTCACAAAATTAGATCAGATCGAGAATTGGTCCGTCTACATTGAACTCCATAAGAATAGCTTTCTCGTAACCGCCATCCTCAGTTTCACGGTTGGTTTCCAGAATACCGAAATCAACGAAGTTGTCGCCGTTTTCGTTTCCCTCTGGTTTATAAATCCAACCAACAGTCTGGCTCATCTTAGTACGCTTAATACCGAGCTGATCGTATACATCGCTAAGGAATAAATATCCATTAGCCTTGAGCTTGTCGTTTGCCAGATTCTGCTGAGAACGCAGATACATAAGGTTGTAATCCATATTGGATTCGTACGCCTCACAAGTATCGTCAAAGAAACGGGCATAATCATTCGTAGAAGGTGCTGCTACATCTACGGTAGACTTCACCTTTTTCTCTTTACCACTGTCTGGATCAGTTACAGTTTCCTCAAATTTCTTTGCTTTGATGTTGTAGCGAAGTTCTTTATCAACCTCCGCGCCAAAGCGCTCAACAACCCGATTTCTGTACTCCTTGAAAGTCTTATCCACAGTTGCATAAGCGGCTGCCAGTGCTACATTTCTCTTCTTGAGAATATTGTGAGATGCAACAATACTTGCGATAGATAATGTTCCAAGAGCAACAGCAGGAGCATAGAGCTTAGCGACTTTTACACCAGCTTGTACATAAACGATAGTCAAATCTTTCTTTGCGTCGTCCTTAGAATACTCCGCCGCCAGTTCCTCATTTTCAGCACATTTATGAATGGCATCAATATCTTTCTTGGACTTCTCCAATACGCTGTCCAACTTAGTTGTTGCATGGCAAGCCATAACAGCACTTGCAACCGTGCCAACAACACCAGCCACTACCAGAATCTCAGGGCTATGCTTCTTAAGTTTCACACTTACTTTGCTGAAGGTCGTGGAAACGTTCTTAATGATTTCTTCTTTCTTCATATCAGTTATTCTCCTCTTCAATTTTTTCTTTCTTCTCTAAATGATCGATCAAGTGCTGCGTGTACCACATGATCTTTTTCAAATCCTGAATGCCGTTTTTATTTTTCCAGCGGCACGCATACTTGATAATGTTACCAGTATCGGTCGCTTCAATACCCTTTAAATCGAAAGTGAATGCCTCAATAACATCGATCACTTCCAAACCTGTTTCTGACTGATAATGGCTCGGATGAGACACCATTTTATCATCTGATTCGTACATAAATATCCCTCCTAGTTCAACGGTAATGCCTTCGGAAGTTTAATCATGTATCCGTCTCTCACACGAATTACAGATGCATTCCGAATATCAGTCCATCCGTATTTATTGTCTGTATAGTTGCCAGAAACGCCAACCAGATCATAGAAGTCAGCGACACTAACTACCTGGTATGTAGCAATAAGCTCGTCCATTCTTTCCAGGACATCTTCTGCTTCGCCACGAGATTCCAGAATGATATCATCGTAATCGTATCCAGTTCGTGTTCTTGATACGTTTCCCGAATCTCGTCGATCCCGATCGTCATAATACTTACGGTAAGAAATCTTGGATGACGTTGACGATCTCCCGCCCCTTGAGTTTCCGCTAACACCAAGGAATGCTCTGACAGCATCCAAGATAATGTCTTTTACGGCCGGAACCACGATGTCTTCAAAAATATAACTTTTTACATCGTCTACATCTTCCGGAACAAATACGTTTGTAATCTTCTGAAGACCATTCTTTTTCTTCGATTTGACAGAACCACTGACAACCTTTTCAACTCTTTTCTCCGGAATATCATCATTCTGGTTCTGTCGTGATTTATGGGAATTGGATTTGTATTCCTCCATCTCTAAATCTCCTTTCAATTAACCGTTACCACTTTTCCAGGGAGGGTTATCCTCGTACTTGGAATACGGTTTGTTTTCTTCTTAAACTGATACACCAGATTACTCCTGGCTTTCTTTTCGGATGCCGCGTATGTAGAACCCTGCCATCTATTTGCAACGCAGGTATCAAACTCCATAACCGGTCCATCATACATATACTGATTCATAGGACACCTCCCTTAAAAAGCAAAAGGGAAAGCACCCTGTTATAGGTACTCTCCCTCTGTCTGAATCATCGATTCAATTCTTATTCAGAATCCTCTTCTGTCTCTTCATCGATATCCGTAAACTCTCCGTCGACGATATCGCCCTTCGGCTGAGTTGCAACCGTCTTACGATTCTCACGCCAGTTCTTGAATTTTGCTGTGGCCGGAACGACTACAAATTTGTAGGTTAATGCACCTGCAATCATAGCCAATCCGATAGTTGTTGCTTTCTTCATACCGCCGTTAGAAGCCGCCTTCACGATCTCCTCAGTAGTTGTTTCGATAACCTCTTCGTTGTTGTTCATGATTTCGTTGTTCTCCATAATATGTTCTCCTTTCAGATTTGAAATATGTGGTTCTTCCATAATAGTGTTTGTAAATTCTGCGAACCTTACATTAAGCCACGGAAGTCATACCTCGGACCATAGCCATAATCAATAACCAGACAAGGTGTTCCATCCGTAGCAAGCTGGGAACTGAATCTCAGATCGATATATCCATTATCAATATTCCAGCCAAGATCATCGCCGATCTTAATATTCTCAAGCCCGATCTCATAGTAGAAATCGTTAAGTGAAATATACATTTCATCCCGCATTCTACGATTCAAATCGTTCTCGGCCTTTTTCAATTTGTCGATGTCTGACTTAAAATATCTTCCGGACACAGCATCAAAACATAAAGTATCGCCTTTTGCTGTGACGATGACCTCCTTATTTTCAACAGGATTTTTCTCAAGGCGTTCCTTAGCAACCGCGTCCCTCACAGTCTGTTCCTTTTTCTCGCCGATTGTCTCTACTACCTTTTTTTGATAATCTCTCAACGTTGATTCGGAAATGGTGTACGCTGCGGTCAGTGCCGCATTTCTTCTGGCATTAACGGAACTTGCCCCGATAAGACAAGCTACTGATACTGTTCCCGTAACTGCCGCGGGAATATAACATTTCCAAGCAGTTTTAACGACATCCATCGGCTCCAGTTTATCTGCCTGCTGACGTCGCTTTTCCTCATCCAATAATTGGATTGCTTTAGGAGTAGCTCGTACTGCCATTACGGTAGTCGTAATCATTCCGGCAATTCCAACTCCAGTGAGGATTTCAGGACTATGCTTTACTGTAGCTGTTTTTACATTTCTACAGATCTTAGTCAAATTAGGTTTCTGCATTTCAGTCTATCCTCCATAAAATATAAACGGGGCACATGGCCCCGCGATTTATCTAACCAACCAGAATTCCGGACGAACCCCATAAGAGTACGAAGCGTAGCTGGAGTTCGCATAGCCATAGTCGTTCACATAGGCAAAGGAAGCCGAAGAAATTTCCTTTTTAGTAGCATTGCGGAGCCAGCCGAACTCACAATCGTTTTTGTAATAAGCAACGCGGTTTCTTCTCTGTTTCATAAGAGGAAGCTGCTCATCGCCATCCGCTTCAATGTGATCTCGATCCCATTTATCGGCCCAGCCGCAAATCTCTCCGAGAGTCGGGATTGATAAACCGGTCATTCTCTGCTTAAGAACCGCAGGGAACATATTGTACAGCTCGGTATCGATCCACTTTTTCAGATCGGACTGAGAATATCCGCCAGCATTGCCACCATCTTCATTCATCGGGCGTTTGGCAACATAATCGTCGAAAATGAATAGCACCTTATTGTTCGTAATTTTCTGAACTGTTGCTGTAAAGTTTCCGAGCTTTCCTAAAGGAACCATCATTTTATCGCCAACTTTAATGTCTGCTGGAAGGATAGAATACGGATTATGTACCGTATCTCTAAATAAGTTCAAGGTCGCCTCAACATCAGCTCTGCAATAGCGAACTGTATCGCCAATATCAAATGTCGGAAATAACGGTCCCAAATCGATCGCATAACAACCCTCTGATTTTCCCTTTTCGTCAAGATCGATGTACTTTCTATACATCCTCTCTACCGTCGGAACATCGATGCCTCGTTTGGTTAAGTTGATAATTTCTTCTCCTAATGTCATTTCTCTTGTACACATAGTACGTTCTCCTTTCAGAATATAAAATTTTTATTTGGTAACTACGAAATTAGCAGGTCGATAATCCACTCAAGAATATCTTTCGCACAAGAAAAAACATAACTTGTTCGTGGATTCATACATGAATATGAATCACATTCATCTCGAAATGATTCAATCACAATCAGCGGCGGTATCTCTGGGTGTTTGCAGAGTCGTATTAACACTTCTCTTCCAGCCCATCTCATATAACTTGCCTGCTCAAAGTCATAACCGCGCTGAATTACTGGCATTGTTGCGATAGCATAACGGACAGTATAAATGGCTCTTTCAGTAGGTGATTCCATTTGTCTCCTCCAAAAGAAAAAGCGAAAGAGTCTTGTTAGGACTCCTCCGCTTCATCTTTGTCTCTCCGGGCAAGTGCTTCACTGACCTTTTCTTCAATTTTTTCATCCATTTTCTGTTCATTCACCCAATCGGTAATAAGGTTTACGCCCACACCGATTACGGTTGCTGCTACTCCAATAGCCTTAATCCATTTACTTTTATTGTTCATAATGACACTCTCCTTTCCATAATAGTGCTTGTGATTTATGCGAATGGTTCATCGTCCATCCTCGGGGTATATACAATATCCACTACATAAACTTCAAGACCATCCTCCAACACAGTTTTTCGATGGTTGAAATCTATCCAACTGATTCCATCTTCATAAAAATAAAACCAGCTCAGATAATCACCTCCGTCTATAGGCTCTATTCCGAGAAAATTGTAGAAGTCATTTATACAGACATCGCCGCCAAGACTCAAATTCCTATTCAAGTGATACTCAGCTTCTAACACCTGAGCAATCGTACTCTCAAAGTATCTTCTTGAAAAAGCATCATAAAACAGACGCATATCATCTGGGTTGCGCTCATCAAAAGATAGCGAAGTTGATTCACAAATTCCATCAGCGGTAATATACACATCCTTAGCCTTTTCTGCTGCGATGGCATCAATAATTTTCTGGTGTGCTTCTTCCCCATACAGTTCTTTAAGTTTGTCTTTATAATCCTGATATGATGAGTTCAATAAAGCATACGCACTTGAAATTGATGCCTGCTGCCGCTTATTCAGAACATTTGCTCCGAATATACAGACAATCGTAGATGTTCCAACGACAACAGCAGGAATATAGCAGACCCATGCCGATCTAACCGCTTCGAGCTTGCTATAAGCCTCCGGATCACCATCATGATTTACTTTGCTGTCGGCTCTAATTTTACGTAGAGCTTTCGGCGTCGCACGTACAGCCAATACCGATGTTGCAATAACACCAGCCGCACCAAGTCCAGACAATATTGTCGGTGATGCTTTTCTCAGATAGATTTTTGACATCTGAGCGAATCTTTGAAGATTTGGTTTCTTCATCATGTTCTCCTTTCGTTTTTATTTCATAGCATGTAATAAATCCAGGACATCTGTGGATATGTCCGCTGCTACTGAAAACATAAAATTGTTATCCGGATTGATTTTTGAAAACCGATTCATCATTCGCCGGAAGTCGCCAACAAATATGATGAAATCCTCAACCGATCCAGATTTCTTTGGATAAAGTCTACCGACGATGTATCTTTTCAACTCATCAATAGCCCATACCGAATAGCTCGATTTTTCAAGCTCTTTCTTCCATTTCCAACCTAATGGAAACCACATATCCATTTGATACGTATCGCATAACAATAAGTCAAGTTGTTCGATAGACATCCGTTCTCTCCTTTCTGCAAAAATAAAAGAGAAACAGGATGGACTCGAACCATCGACTTCGGGACTTTAATCGTCTCGCGCTCTCCCAACTGAGCTACCGTCTCTCTCATAATATGCCTTGTAAATTTTGCGAAGTAAAAGGAAAGAGGCGTTGTATTCGCCTCTCTCGGTTAATTTAAACCAATGCTCTTTAAGATGCTCATCAGCTCGTCTTTATCGAGTTCTGCATCTACATTCAGATGAAGATGAGTCTTTCCATCGCTTATAGTGGTAATAGCTTCGTTCAACTGAATATCAATGTTGTATCCAGTTTTCTTGCGTATTACCATCTTTATTGCTTTAGAAATAATTTCCCTCGTGAATTTCGATACTATTCTCATTTCGTCCATGCTCCTTTTACTCCTTTCAAAGCTTCGGTTTTTCATAAAAGGAACTGTTATTTTGGCGAAAAAGAAGAGACGTTGTTAGCGTCTCCGTCTCTTTTGGATATGTAACTCATAAATCCCCAAGGTCAGCACAATAGTCGCTACTATTATACCTAAGATGGCAACGATCATACCGACTGCACTCAAAAATATCCACGCCATCAAAGCTCCGATAATACTAATCAGTAAAATCGAACTTGCCGTGGCGAAATACTTAAGAACACCAATCGCATAATCAGTTACTTTTCCGATAGATACATAAGTTTCAATCATTTTTCGTTCTCCTTTATATGAAATTATTTAGTTCCTTTTTCCATAAAAGTCTTTGTAAAAAGTGCGTTCAAATCTCACGTCTATCGAAACATGTTTCCCATCGTTGACGCTGTATCGGCTTCATTTTTAATGCCCACATTATTTGTCTTATAGTGACCGTCGGATATAGTCCGTCCGTACACTCCCCGGAGCGGCTATCAAAATATTCCTTGAATTTTGGATGTAAATACAAAGAGTCAGTCAGCCACGAATCAACCTCGGTCCAATATGTACTTTTTGTATCTGCACTAAATCGCTGCTGAATCACTGCGAGACCTTTATTCCCTATCGTAAATAGGGTGCAACGATCATACACAGGATGATTGCAAATATAAAGTTCACCGTACATCGACAAATAGATGTCTGGCTTTTGATAATGGTACCGCATTTCTATCTCCCCATAGCAAAAAGAAAAGAGCCTTAGATTTCTCTAAGACCCCTCTCGTTTTAGCTAATATTCAAACTTATTTGTCTTCATCGGCAACGCCTAAGACGTCTTCTCTGGTTGGGTATACGTTTTCGTACTTTTCATCCCCTTCACAGCCATACTCATCTAAATCAATGCTGTGACCACAGTGCGGACACACCAAGGTATCCTCCCACTCGTCTTCAAACTCCATTACACTCCCACACTCAGAGCAAATATATCTTCCGCTCGTCATTGCCTTAATCTGATTTTCGTTAAAAATACTCATGCTAAAATCTCCTTTCAAATTGTACGATCGTCACACTCGTATATTAAGTATAACGACCATAGTTAATCTGTTCAAGAGATAAAGCTTTATTCTCTCATAAAGAGCCATGTATTTTTCACGCAAAAATGAAAAGGAGATGTAACTAAATCACATCTCCCAAAGCTCCATTACCATTCTACGATAACAATTCGATTCTCTTTGCAGAAGAATACGTCAATTACTATATCAGCTTTTAAATCTGATTGATCGATATGATACTCGAACCTTGTTTTTCTGTCGTTTCCATTCTTTACAATTTGACTTTGAATCGATGGTTCTCCACCGTCATCACAGTTATTATCCATAATGGTTACGATTCGTTTTTGCAAGTAATCACTCTCTTCAAACATGACTGTAAACTGCCATAAATAATCTTCCTCCTTTCCACATGGTACACTTGTTGTTATCATGTCTGTTGTCTTAGGAACTTCGATATAGATTTTACTCATATTTAAAACTCTCCTTTCCATAATAGAGATTGTAAAATACACGTAGAAAAACGAAGAGGACATGCATCACACACGCCCCCAACGTTTCAGAATTTCCTCTCTATTTCTTTGTAGGTCTAAAACGGTTGATTAACCCTTTGAATGTTGAAGATGTGAAGGTTCCAGTTTCTTCAAACTTAAATCCTTTATTCATCCAGATACCATAGCACATCAACGGAATCAATAATTCTGCCGCTGCGATACCAACTCTGAAATATCGATCCTTAACCTGCTCTGCGATCTGCCGCTCTTTGAAGTCACCATCTTTTGTAACGGACTCGCCGTCCATAATACGCCGATTGTATTTCTCGTCAGCATCCCACACGCTCTTGTTCTCTTCGATTCTCAGCTTATAAAGCTTCGTCAGATCATCAATCGCTGTTGATTTCTCTTTGGTTCCGGACTGCAAATCAGATAAAGCCTCAATCTGTGCTGCAATCTCCTCATTTAATAATTCTTCGATGTTTTTTTCTTCCATTTTGTTCTCCTTTCAAATAATTATTAGGTTCATTCCATAATAGAGAGTGTTATTTATGCGAAATATAGTTTTTCAACTCTACTCGCAGCCGTACGTAACGCTGTTTATAAATTGCATCTGCACCAGAACGATCCAACTCGAGAAATAAATAAGGTCCGCTATCTGGATCTGATTCATCGACCCTAAGCGAACCAACTGGCTTTTCTCTGAATATAAATCGTGATACAAGCATTCCGATAACAACACCGATCAGTAATACGATTATCAAACTCATGGTTTCCTCCTTTCAAAAAGTTTTCTGAAAATCACCATCCGGCAATTTTTCAAATATCAAATTAGCATGTTTTCCGGTAACCTTCGTCCTGTTTTCTAATCTAGGATAAAAATAAAAGAGAGAATGTGTATCTAACTACCAAACTGTCAGCCCCTTTTAATGCCTCCCACCTGGATAGGTAATACACAACCCATAGCCATTAGTCATTTAGTAGTTTTATTCTCTCATAATATGCTTTGTAAATTTTGCGAACTATTTCCTTTCTCGATTCAGCAGCCAAAAGAATCGTCTGTATAATTCGTAATAAGTATCTTTGCAACACGGTATCCCTAATCTAACTTTCAAAATATCATAGGACCAGCCCTCGGTGACAGCTTTTAAAATATATGGGGCTAATTGTTGATCTGTCTGCTCAGCCACCCTTTCGATCATATCGGTTCGCTCTGAATAATACGCACGTGCTATTCCGACTTTCGCTGTCGGATCGCCAAGCGTGCTGGTTACTATGAACATCGCCCAATCTGCTGGTTTACTGCTGAAACTATTGAGTGATGCATAAGCCTTTCTCCAAATCGGGTATTGAAGACAGAAGTGTTTTAATTCGTAGTAGCGATGTTTCTCAATCCAATAAGGATTTTTTTCGGATAATTCCGGTCTGATTGTGGTTGCCATAATGTATTTCCTCCTTGTGAATTCTATTCTAGGTTAGAAATAAACAATAGTAAAAACAACCTCAGTGGAATGACCGCAAAAAGAAAGAGCCGCTGTTAGCGACCCATTCTCATATTCTTAAATCTAATTCTCTGTAATTGAATACGCATGTCAGATATTTCTTTTCTGATAGTTTCAACTTTCTGGTATTCATATCCTTTACATCTGAACATCATGTCCTCGAAATAAAGAATTTTACTCTCCAATCTTTGTTCTTCACTACTCATACTGCACCTCCATAAAATATGTATTCATTTCATAAAGGGAGTTGTATATTTTGCGTTTTCCATCTAATCATCGTTAATTCGCAAGGATAATCTTCGAAACCAACGGTATCGCAAGTTATTAAACCTTCTATAACCCCGTCTATAATTTCTGATTCGTATTGTTTATATGGGTAAATATAATCCGGCAAGTATCTCCGAATGCATCTACAACCAACACATTGATACCGTGGTACTATGATCCATCTGCTTTTTCGACTCTTAGTGCGTACAATTCTACGAACACTATCATAATATTTAAGTTTGTCCCCGCACATCAAACAATTACCGACAGTCATATAGAAAATTCCTTTACCTGTTTTCTTTAGGATATATGAACATCGGTAACAATTCAATATTTGGGTAGACATAAAAATACGCCCAGATGACCAGGCGTAAAATTATAAGCAATGTTCTACTGTACCATTTTCTGTACCATTTTTGAATATAAAGACGCTTTCTGATGACTTCAGACGAAATAATCGGTTTCAAAAAATCCAGTAAAATCAACGGTTTGAAGCTTGATGAAACTTGTCGAACTCCGAATAGCTATTTCAATAGTCGAGTGCTAAGTATTTTATAAAATTTTTCTGTTTATATCCCTTTCTTTTTTGAAATAAAGGTATTACAATAGAATCAATCGATATGTTTGAAATGAAAGGAGCATCTCCACT